GCCCGTATCTTCAAATACTTGCGTATTGTCATTCCACACAAGCCATGTGTTGCTTGCTGATACTTCCGGACTGACGCCCCGCGCCACAACTCCGGTATCAATGTAAGCGTTCGCTACGGGATCGAATATGTGCCAGCGCTGTGTTGTCGGATCGACTTGAGGGTAATTGACCGCGACGCCGTTCAGCGCGACCGCGTCAGTGTACGTTTTCGCCATTGCTAGGGTTACTACTTCTGGTGAGTCCATATCCTATATCCTTCCTACTGCGCCAGCCATGTCAATGTGTCGCCGTCGTACATCCAAACCTTTTTTGTGTCCATTTCGTAGAAAACGGAACCGTTGCGATTTGCCTGTAGTGTTGGCTTTGTGTCTGTGGATTTACCCCGGTAAGTTTCTGTTACCGTTTCGCCGTCCGGCCCAAGCCGCGCCCTGTCTGCGCCTATGAAAGAAATCATCTTTATGTTCTCCCGTTGTCCAAGCAATAAAAAAGCGGCCTGTTCTGGCCGCCTTGTCGTCGCCTGTTATTTTCTCAGTTTTGGTAGATGGCTATACTGGCACCCGCTGGGCAGTCCCCTCAATGCTAAACATAGAATATGTACCGTCCTTTACTTTCTGCCAAACATCCGCATCATCTATCCGAAACCCTACCCACCAACCTTCCGGCATATATCCGTCAGGGATTCCCATTGCCGCCGCTTTCTCTTTTGTGAACACTACGCTTTCAACAAGCCGCCCGACGCCGCCGCGTTCGTGCATTTCGCCAGCCGTCCCGAAATCGGCTGTGTACTCATGGGCCGCCTTTTCGAGTTCGTCTATTTCGATGACGTCCCCTTGAAAGTCCTCTATCACTTCGCCGGTTGCCCGGACGGCAACAGAGGCCCACCCGAATACCAGCCGCTTGTCGTCGTCGGACTTAACCACGGCAAAGCGGTGAGATTGGTTGTGTTCGGCTGCCTGATTGAATGCCTTTGGTTCACTCATTAGTCGCCGCCATATCTTTTTGAACCCATTCCATGCCTACCAAGCACCAGTCTTTTAGAATGCTTTCCTCTGAATAAGAATATTCAATGGTCATTTCATTGGTTGCAGAATCGGGTACATGCCGCGCGTGCTTATAACGCATCTTACCGCCCATGCTCATTTCTTCGCCATGTCCTTTAATAAACTCCCCTGCATTTAAACAGTTGACGAGCGAATCAGAATTTCCAGGAGCCCACGGAATTAATTTTCTATGTGGCACGGGTTCAAATTGTTCTACTATTTGACCGCCGCTTTCATCGAGCCGCACTGCATATGCCTTACCGTCGCCCCATAGCAGCGGGCTTATGTTTACGCCTAAATCATGAGCCATCTTTCCTAAACGCTGATAGATACGGAAAAAGCATTCATTGTCGCCATCTCCGAGATATTTGCAAAATTGGCACTGCCTGTATGGCTCAGGAATTCGCTCATTTTGAAAGTCCGATATCACTACAGCGCAAGTTAGCAATGCGCAATACAGGTCGCGCTTATTAACAGTTACTTGGTTTTCCATACTCGCCTCCTTTTTTTCGCCCGCCTAAACTTTGTCCAGTTGTTTAAGCTCTTTTTCTGTCGCGTTTACCCAAAACGCCCATGCGTCAAGCCCGCCACGCGCCAGTTGCGCGGCATCGAATGTGCCGCAAGTAACGCAATTCCGGAATATAACCCGTTCAGCAAAACCGTCGCGCGTCCTGTACTTCCCTTGAAACGCGATGTCTGACATGCCGCCGCCCAGCAATTCTTCAATCAGTTCAGCCGCGCTGATTTCGTCAGTCACGGCGATCTCCTGTACTGCCATATATAACCTTTTCCCGGTTTCCACTCCTCCGCCGGTTATATCCAAAAACTGAAGAGTAAACCGCTCCGCGTCGGCGAAATGAATACCTTTGCTGTAAAGGTGAAGCGAGCCGTCTTTTCCGATCATCAATTTACCCATCTTCACGCCTCCGTTATTTTTATTAAGATACCGGCATAACCGGCTCCGCTATTTCTTCGTATGCAACGGCGCAGCGGCAGTTTGGATGCGCCGGCGGCAGGTCAACGCCATTGCTGAACGCCGCGTCCATGTTCACGCTCTCGCCATCCAGTTCCCTGCACTCGTCGCACATGCGTTCATCATCAGCGGTTACCCAGGTTTTTTTACAATCCCCAATGTAGCCTTTTTCCCGCGCGTCCTGTATCGCTCCGTAAGCCCCATGATTATAGGCCGCCGCCAGTTCCGTCCGTGCTATGGTCATAGCCCGGTATCGGTGTTGCCGGGCGGCGTACTTCGCCGCTGCTTCCCGCGCCCGTTTTTCTGCGGTCGCCTGCTTCATATTCGGATTTGCATTTCGCAGCCCTTTCAGAACGGCGTTGTAATAGTTTGTGTTCGCCTGTGCCTGTGGCCTCGTCAGGCCGATTACAGGGCGCATTATGAGAGATAGACTGTCGGCGGTCATATCCTCATAATGCGTAGCATTTGAAATCATGGCCCGCAATGCGTTCCGCTGCTCGCTGGTAAGGTTTGTTACGAGTTCCGCGCCATGTTGCTGAATATATGCCCGTGTCGCGCCAATGCCTGGTTCATAGAGAAAGTGGAATTGCGCCTGCCGTTCTGCTACTGCTGCCGCCATTGCTTTTTCCCATTGCGGCGCGAGTTTAGTGCTGACCAGCTTGGCGTAGTCCTCTTGCCACTTTTGAAGCTGCTCGTCGGTTATATCCCCTCTGAGCACTGCTTCTCGTAACTCGGCGTATGTTATGGCGTTTTGTTGGCCTTTCCATGTGCTAACCAGCCAGCGTACCGTTTGAGGCTCCGACGCATCTAAAAACAAACGGAGCTGGTTCAGGGTTGCAGCCTTTTTTCCTTTGGCTTTCGTTACTGGTAAGGTGTGTTGCCGGGCGCATTTTTTTAATATGAATCCCACGGCTTATTCCTCCGGTTCTGGCGGTTCGCCGTCGTCTCCGTCGCCCAAAGCAGGAGGCGGCTCCAAATCTGACCGTGATGTTCTTGCGCCCATGTATGCCGCGTCCGGGTCGCGCTCCGGAAGGTCTGCTGTCATACGCAGGTAATCCTCCAGATTTTCGTCTGGAGTTATTGCGCCTATGCTGACCATGCTCCTTACATACGTGCCCAGCTTGGCAAGGTCATGTGTTTCAATATCGCTATGAATTAACTCAGGGTAGCCGGTTATACCGCTAAATGCGTCGCCGTTCAGGTCTATCAGGCGGGGTATGGCTTGACTGTTGAATACCTCGCAAATCAAATTGAGGTACGTCCCCAGCGCTATGCCGAATAGTTCAGTTTTGTCGCTGGAAAGTGCAAAGCTCCCTACTTTTTCATGGCCGAGCAGTACGAAATCCGCAAGGACGGTCATTGCCATGCGGTTATCGTTCCGCTCTATAATGGCGTTGGTATCAAACTGCCGCCGCCCGCCAGTTGTTGTAAGCTGGAACGTCCATCCAAAGGGAAGAACAACGACCTCGCGTTCATCGCGCCGTACGCTCCGCACAATTTTCTCCGCCTCGATTAGTTGATCTGTGGGTGAGCCATCTGCGTTGTAAAGTTCCACGCCTTCCGGGGGCTGCAACAAGGGCAATCCCGCAAGGTCACGTTCTATGCCAATCCCCTCTATTTCTTGTATGCGGCGTTTGTGATACCAGACGCGATAGGCGTTGCGGAGCAGACTGCGACCTTCTGGATTCGCCTTACGGCTCCGGGTCTTAAAATGCAAAGCTTTATCAATGGGTATAAAAACCATATCAAAGCGCGGCGGCGCGCACTGTATTAACCCTTGCAGGTTGTCGTGGTCGTCATACTGCCACTCCCAAAGCGTATCCTGGCTGCGAATGGGGAGCTTGCGCCAGCCGATCAGCCCGTCGTCGTGCTTGCTGCGGGTCTCCATGCGCCCTGTCGCGCCCATGCGCCGCTTGTATACTATCTCGTGGTAGCTCCACCCGAACGTGAGGAAGGACAGCGCCTCGGATATGAAATCCGTCCACGTGTCGTCCATGTCGTGCATGCAGCTATAGACGAATTCGGCGGCCTTTGCGTCGGCGGCGGTGTTGCCCGCCTCCTTGATGTTCCATTCGACCTGT